TCACCGGGCTCCCTCCCGACGCTCCTGCAGAAGCTCGTCCAGCACCGGCACCGGCGAGCGAGGATGCATCGCCGCGCGGGCATCCAGGGCAGCCTCCCACCGCGCCGTCAGCCCGTCCAGCAGCTCGGCGCGCATCGCCGGGGTGACGTGGGAGTAGCGGGCGCCGATCCCGCCGAGCTGGTGCCCGAGCCGCTCATGGCTCAGGATCTCGGGCACCCGCATCTCCACCATCGCCGTCTTGTGGCTGTGACGAAGACCATGCGGGGTCAGGCCCTGGGCGATCGGCGTCCAGCACCAGTCCGCCCGCCCGGCCGCGCCTCGTCCGCGCACCGGCACCCCGGGGAACGGGTCGGCGGCCACCGGCACCGGCCTGGCCGGCTGCGGAGCTTTCGGGGGATACCAGCCGGTCGCCGCCGGCTGGAACACCCAGGTGCCGAATCCCGACCGCCGCCAGTGCGCCGCCCCGGCCGCGGCCGCCGGCGCATGTCCCGTCCGCGCGTACCCGAGTTCGTCGATGGCCTTCTCCACCCGCTCCCGTGTCGCCTCGGCCACCCGCTCCGGCCGGTTCAAGACGTTGGACACCGTGCCGACCGCCACGCCGGCGCGCTCGGCGACCTCGGCCAGCTTCACCGTCTTGCCCGGCGCGGCCGGGGTGCCGCTGAACACGTAGGTGCGGCCGTGGCAGGTGCACGGCCGCGGTGTGGTGCGGGCGATGTGCGCCGACACCATCCGGGCCAGCCATTCGGGTAGGTCGACGTCCCGGTACGAGTCGTCCTTGGGCGGAATCCGGATCAGCTCACCGGTGTCCAATTCATAGAGTTGCCATTCGACCCGGATCGATCCCGGCCGCACGTAGCGGGTCTCCAGGCCGACCAGCTCGGCCCACCGCAGACCCGTGTAGAACTTCAGCACCATCGCCACGAAGTCGTCGGCCCGGCCGGACAGCAGCGAGCACCGCTCGGCGATCAGCAGCGCGCCCAGGGCGTCGGTGGTGACCTTCTCCGGGCCACGGTCGCGGGCCCGGCCGGACCGCTTTCCGCGCCCCCGCCGCCTGGTCGCCGGGTTCGCCGCGATCAGCCCTTCCTCAACCGCGTCCGCCAGACAGGTATGAAGGGTGCCCCGCCACGTCTTCACCGAGGACGGCTTGTAGCCGGCGTCCAGCTCGCTGCGCGCCCAGCTGTCGATGTCGGCACCGGTGATGTCGGCCAGCGCCCAGTCCTCGAACGCGGGGAGGATGTGCTCTTCGAGGTGGCGTTTGTAGTTTCGAAGGGTCGACTGGGCCAGGTCCAGGCTCCCGAACCACTTGGAGGCCCACACGCCGAGGGTGAGGCGGCCAGCGCCGGGGTCTTTCCACGAGCCGCCGCGGACCTTGGCCTCCTCGTCGTCCGCGGCCTGGACGGCTTCCCGCTTCGTGCGGAACTTCCGGGTGACGCCGTCGGCGTCCTTGACCGTCCCGTACTTGCCGTCCGGCTTCTTGTAGCGAGCCCGGTAGTAGGCGTTCGATCCCTCACCGCGCTTCTCAGCGTAGCCCAAGTTTACGTACCCTTCTTCGCCTCCGGTCCATCGCATCCTCCAGCCCATCACCTTCGGCGGCGATTTCTGGATAGCGCTCTCTTAGATCTTCCAGCAGGGAAAGGTGCCGTTGGATCATGATTACATGATCCTGATACTCGCCCCTGAGATGGTCGAATTCTGCCTCTGCAGCTCCAAGGGCTTGGGCTGCCCTTCGAGTCATTTCCTCGGCTTGCATCTTGACCTTCTCATACTCTCGCCGAGTTCTTTCGAGGCGTGCATGCGACGCTGCTATTTTTTCTTCTACGGCGTTTGCTTTTTCTTCTATATGATGAACCATCCTCAAGATCGCCTCGTACTCTCTTTGAATGTTCTCGTCGACTGGCCGCATGAGGCTGTCCAGCGGGATCTGGAAGATGTTGGCCAGGGCGAGCGCTTCATCGAGGCGCAGTGGCCGCTCTCCCGACTCGGTACGTGCCACCGTCATCTGGTGCCAGGACAGGTCCAACTCGGCCATGCGTTTGGCCAGCTCGGTCTGACTCATGCCGAGTCGTTCCCGGTGCCGGCGCACCGCGGCTGCCGCGATCTCGTTGACCTTGTAGTCCACCGTCGTCCCCTACGTCCGGCTTGCGCCTCTTTGTGTCCGGCTTGCGGCTCTTGCCCAACGTCACGTTGGGAGGCTAGCAGAGGAGTGCAGCCGCGTAGTGTTGCGGCCAGGAGAGTTCATCCGATACCTTGTTCGAGGTCCCAAGATCGTTGGGTGCGTAGCGCCCAGATGATGGTGGGGAGGAGGTGTTCCCCCAGGTGAGTACCGCATCGACCAAGGCCGAGGACTTCGCGCTGGACTCCATGCTGCTGAAGCCCGAGGCGGTGGCGTACCAGCTCCAAATCGCTCGGACTCGCGTGTTCGCGCTGATCAAGAGCGGCGAGCTGGAGTCGGTGAGGGTTGGTACCAGCCGCCGCGTCCCGCGCGAGGCTCTCGAGCGCTACCTCGAAAAGCTTCGGGCGGCTTCCTGAGCGGCGGCTGGTACCGATCTCATGTCACTCCCGGCTTGGTGGTGGCACACCCTGCCGGGCGTTGAGTCCGTAGAACCCCTCCCAGGGTCGTCTTCCGTGAACGGAAGTGAACTCCGTTGCACAATAGGCAACACAGTGAGCCGCTTGCAAGCTCCATAGCCCCGACACCTGCAGTAATTGAGTGTGCGCAGCCGGTTCACCCGGCGATCTCCGCGGCTGGCGCGCCCACCGAGCACGACCTGTCTGGCCTCCTCACGCCCGAGCAGGTTGCCGACCTGCTCCAGGTCAAGGTGTCCTGGCTGAAGGAGAAGGCGCGGCGCCGAGAGATTCCACACGTGCTGATCGGCGGGGCCTATCGGTTCGCCTACTCGCACGTTCCCGAGATCGTGCACCTGTTCGAGCGCCGCCCGGACGGCCACGCTGGCGACCGCCCGGCCACACGCCGCCGTACTAGCACGCCATCCGGTGACGGCGCTGTTGCCACGCTGCGAGCCCGCCGGCCGCAGAGGCGGAGGTCGGCATGACCGGCCCCGCCGTCACCATCGGTGCCCTCGTCGAACTCCAGGCCGACGCCCACGGGTTCATCGATGCCCACGACGCCCACGAGGCGTGCCGGGCCGTGGACGCCGCCCACGGCCCGGCACTCGTCCTCGTCCATGGCCCGCTGCTGGCGCCCCCCGCGGCATCCGCCGAAGCCATTCGGATCGTCGGCGCGGCGCTCTGGGACGCCGCGAGCATCGCCGTGCACGGCAACGGACCGCACGTGGCCGAGGTCGCCGCCGCCGAGGAACGGGCGTTCCGTACCGGCACCGCTGCCTGATCACCCTCGCACTCCATACGTCCGGGCGGCCCTCAGCCCATGCGAGGGCCGCCCCATCCGAAGGCGATCGCCACATGACGAACCCGAACGACCGCGCGGCCGACCGTGAGGCCGAACGCCGGTCCGCCGAAGCCATCCGACACATCTCTCTCCAGCTCGGCGAACTGACCGAACTGCGCGGCCGGGTCGCCGTCGCCCGCGCGATCCTCGCCCGCGGCGGCGACCGCCAGGCCGCTCTCGACGCTCTCGACGGGAGGTTCCCCCGGTGACCACCAGGCGCCAGGCCGCCACGGCACACGCCGCCCGCGGGTGGGCGGTCTTCCCCGCCGGAACCCCCGGCAGCGGCCACAGCCACCCGACCCCGACCGACCCCGACTGCGCCCGCTGCAAGGCCGAGAAGGCGCCTCGCAGCGGTTGGAAGTGGAAGCAGCGCAACAGCAGTAACCCGGCGGTCATCGCCGAGCACTGGCCGGCCGACGACCCCAACATCGGCATCGCCTGCCTGCCGGCCCGCCTTGTCATTCTCGACCTGGACACTCCGGCGCACGGCGCCGAGATGCCCCCCGAGTGGGCCGCCAAGGGTGGCATCCGGGAGGGCGCCGACGTCCTCGCCCACCTGGCCGAAGAACGAGGCGAGCCGTTCCCGTTCGAGACGTACACGGTGATCACCGCGTCCGGCGGAATGCACCTGTACTTCAAGGCCATCCCCGGCCGCCCCATCCCCAACAGCGCGGGGCGGATCGGTCCCATGGTCGACGTGCGCGGCGACGGCAACGCCGACGGCACCCCCGGCGGCGGGTACGTGCTCGGCGCCGGGTCCAAGGTCGGGAACGGCGAGTACCGCGTCAGCTACGACATCGACCCGATGCCACTGCCGGAGTGGATCGCCGACCTGGCCGACCCTCGCCCGGCCACCGTCACCCCCATCCGGCAGCAGGCGCCGAGGGATACGTCCACGCGCCCCCGTAGCCGGTTCGTCGGTCTCGTTGACACCGTTCTCAACGCCCCCAAGGGGCAACGGAACAACGCACTTCACTGGGCCGCCTGCCGCGCCGCCGAGATGGTCCGGGACGGCCACGTCGACCAGCACGCCGCATATACGGCGCTCACCGAGGCCGGCGTCTCCATCGGCCTCGGCGAGCGTGAAGTCCAGGCCACCATCCGCTCCGCCTTCGGCTCGGCCATGGGGAGGACTGCTTGAGCACACGGGCCAAGGCCGAACAGATCGTCCAGGAGGCCGGCATCCCGCCGGACCCCGAGCCGGAGCCGGAAGCGGAGACCTGGGAGGACCTGGTCCCGCTCGGGTCCAAGGTCGAACTGCCCGCTTTCCCGCTGGCGACCCTGCCCCCGTATATAGCGGACATGGTCGCCGGGGTGGCCGAGGAGATGCAGGTCCCCCAGGACCTGCCCGGGGCGTTGGCCCTGGCCGCTCTGTCGACGGCCGCCGGGGGCCGCGCCGAGGTCGAGGTGCGCGGGCAGTGGCGGGAGCCGCTGAACGTGTACGTGGCGGTGGCGATGCCCCCGGGGTCGGGCAAGTCCCCGGCGTTCCGGGCGATGATGGCGCCGATCTTCGCGGCCGAGGCCGAGCTGAGGGAGTCCGCCAGGGAGAAGATCGCCGAAGCGTTGGCCGCCCGGGAAGCCGCGATCGCGACCGCGCAGGACTCGCTGAAGAAGGCCAAGGACATCGAGGAGCGCAAGGTCGCGATCGCCGCTGCGCAGATGGCCGAGCAGATGCCGGTCCCCACCGTGCCGCGTCTCACCGCCGACGACGTGGTGCCCGAGCAGGCCGCGACCATTATGGCCGATCAGGGCGGCCGACTCGCGATTCTGTCGGCGGAGGGGACCTTCCTCGAAGTCGTGCTCGGCCGCTACAGCAACGGCCGCCCCAACCTGGAACTCGTTCTGAAGGGCCACGCCGGGGACCGGCTCCAGATCGACCGGCGCGGCCGGGAGGAGTACATCGAGCGGCCCGCCCTGACCATCGGCATCGCCATCCAGCCCGACCTGCTGAAGGACCTGGCGGCCAAGCGGCAGATGCACGGCCGCGGCGGCATGGCCCGGTTCCTGTTCAGCCTCCCGCCGGACTTCGTCGGCTACCGGAAGATCACCCCGGACACGGTGCCGCACGAGGTGATCCACTCCTACAGGGAGACCCTTAAGGACCTGGTCATCGACATGGCCGAGTGGGAGGACCCGGCCGTCATCCCGATGACCCCGGCCGCCCTGAAGCTCCACATCGAGTGGCGGACCGAGATCGAGCCGCGCCTGCGCCGGGGGACCGGCGACCTGGAGGGCCTGCGCGAGTGGGCATCCAAGCTGCCCGGTGCGACCGCTCGCCTGGCCGGCCTGCTGCACCTGGCCGAGAACCCCAAGCGGGGACCCCTGTCCGCGATCTCCGAGGAGACGATGGGCCGGGCGATCGAACTGGCCCGCTACTACGTCGCGCACGCCATGGCCGCGTTCGGCGTGATGCGGTCGCACCCCCGGCTCGAAGACGCACGGGCCGTGCTGGAGTGGATCAAGGCCGACGCGTCGAGGACGACGTTCACCCGCCGTCAGGTCCACCGGGCGTTCCAGCGCCTTTTCGAGACCGCCGACGACGTCGACCAGGTCATGACCCTGCTGGAGGACCACGGGTACGTGCGCCTCCAGCCCGCCCCCAAGGGCCGGGGCCGCAAGCCGGTCACCTACACCGCCCACCCGGACGTCCACGCCGAGGGCCGGTGACACGGTGACAAAAAAGCGCCACACGCCCAGTGACCTGCGGGAACACCTGTCACCGACCCTGGTGACAACCACGGTGACGAATAAGCCGGGCGGTGACAGAAACACCGCTGCCCACGCCAACGTCACCGGTGCGGTGACAAATGTCTCCGCAGGTCAGACCCCTGACCCGCTATTGCGTCACCACCCTGTCACCGGAGCCGGTGACAGCGTTATCCCAGGTCAGACCAGAGATTCGGCTTTCTGTCACCGCTTTGCCTCCCGCTACGTCCCCAAGCCGAAGGAGTAACGGCCATGCCCCTGCCGACCATGACCGGCACCGCCCGCCTGACCCACGACCCCGAACTGCGGTTCGGGCAGTCCGGCGTCGCGGTCGCCAAGGTGTCCCTGGCGTTCAACTCCCGCCGCAAGAACCAGGCGGGGGAGTGGGAGGACGGTGACACCTTCTTCGTCACCGGCACCCTGTTCGGCGACCGCGCCGAGGCCGCCGCCGAACACCTGGCCAAGGGCACCGAAGTCGAAGTCCGCGGCCGGCTCAAGACCAGGACCTGGGAACAGGACGGCGTGAAGCGCTCGGCCGCCGAGCTGCTGATCGACGCGATCGCCCCCACCCTCCGCAGCGCCGCCAAGAAGGCCGCCCGCACCGGCGGCAACGGCCAGCGCACCCCCCAGCCCGCCGCCGATCCGTGGGCGACCGGCGGCCCGTCAGGGTTCAGCGACGAACCCCCGTTCTGAGAAGGGAACCCCATGTCCGCCAACTACACCCAGTGCCGCTACCTCCGCCGCAACGGCGAACAGTGCACCGCCGAGGCGCTCGACCCGTCCGCCGACATCCTGATCTGCAGCAAGCACGCCGCCCGGACCATGCAGCTCATCCGCGCCGCCGCCACCGGCCAGAAGCAGAGCAGCCGCCGGTGACCGCCCTGGACCTCGTCATCATCACCGCCCTGTACCTGGGCGTGATCGGCCTCGGCTGGGTGCTGTTCCGGGCCCTGATGGTGCTCGCCGAGCACCGCGTCAAGAAGATCCACTCGAAGGAGAACCGCCGTGGCTGACACCACGCCCACCGACCCGACCGACCCGACTGGCCAGCCCGACCAGCACGCCGCCGAGATGACCGTCGACCTCGCCTTCCGCATGGGCCTGGCCCTCGGCCGCATCGAGGCCAAGATCGACGCGCTCCTCCTCCAGACGCAGCGCGCCGCCGAGCCCCGCCGGGACGACACCGGCTGACACCCGCCCGAACCATGACCATCCACGAGCAGGCCGGGCCCGCCGCTACCGGGCCCGGCCGGGGAAGGAATCCTATGCCCGCCCCCACCGGCTACCCCGACCACCCCGAGCACATCGCCACCATGCGCCAGGCCATCGCCGAGCTGCGCGGCGAGGAAGACGCCCCCGGCGCCGGCCTGGCCGTCCTCGGCCAGCTCGTCGACTTCGCCGAATGCCGCGGCCTGTACTTCGCCGGCGGCGCCGAGGCGAACCTGTGGGGCTTCGGCACCGCCCGCATCGTTCTCGACGAGCCCGGCGGTGGGTTCTGGATGCGGCTGTTCGACCTGGCCGAACCCGCCGGTCTCACCGACGAGCAGCTGTACCGGGTGTTCCTCGCCGAGCTGGCCGACCAGCAGGAGCAGGGCCGCGACGACGACTGCCCCTCGGTGCTGTACCTGAAGGCGCACGGCGCCCGCGACCTGCTCGTCCACCACGACTTCGTGATGCGGCTGTTCGCCACCCACAGCCCGTGGCGGGCCGAGTTCTTCGCCAACACCCAGGAACTCATGCGGCACGCCATGATCCGCAGCGGCCTGGGCGACGCCCTGTTCGGCTCGTCCCCGACCGGGTTCACCGTGGTGGCCACCCTGCGCACCGACGACGACCAGCCGGTCAAGCTGTCGATGCCGGTGCTGGAGTTCGACCCCGACAACGTCCCGATCGTGGCCGCCCCGTTCGATGACGCCGAGGGCGAGCGCATCCCCATCACCCACCTGGCCGACACGTGGGAAGTCCACCGCGCCACAGACGTCGCCCGCGACTTCTTCGGCCCCACCACCGACGAGGCCGAGGCGACCCGGCGGGCGTTCCGCGGCCCCGTCATCGCGTAACCCACCGGCCCCGGCCGACACCACCCCGCCGGCCGGGGCCATCCCGCCGGAACCGACCCGGAAGGAGCCCGTCGTGGACATCACCGCCCTGGCCGTGGACGTCGACCACCTCGTCCGCCCCGGCGGCCTGCTCGACCAGCTGGAGGCCCTCGTCCCCGAGCAGGCCACCAACCCAGAGAACAGCGGCGGCCACCACAAGGTCACCGGCTCGCCCGCACCCTGGCACCAGGCCGGGTTCCTCCTGCTGGAAATCCACGAGGGCGCCCGCCGTCTCGAAGCGTCCCTCCGCCGCGACACCAGCGGCAGGCTCGGCGACCGCCGCGGCGGCAGCACCACCAACACCCGCGACGCCCTGAAGTCCTGCGTCCGGCTCGCCGAGGCCCTGGACGACGATCAGGTCCAGGCCGCCGCCCGCATCGTCGGCCGCTGGGTCCGCGCCGCCCGCCAGCTCAAGGACATCGACCAGGCCGACCGCTGGGAACCCCTGCCCCGCCAGCCCGGCATGCTCCCGCCCGCCTGCCACTACTGCGGGACGTACTCGCTGCGGTGGAACCGGAGGTCCGGCGAGGTGCGGTGCATCCTGCCCGACTGCCGCGACGAGGACGGCCACCGGCCCGTCGCCCGCATGGAGATCGGCCGCTACAGCGGCCAGGCCGCCCTTGTCTGGCGCGACGGGCGGACCGTCACCTACGCCCACCGGGAGCCCGCCGCGTGACCACCTGGACCGCCGAGGACGCCGCCCGCCTGCTCGACCCGCCCATGACCGTCGACCAGGTCAGGGCGCTCATCAAGGCCGCCGGCATCCGCCCTGTGGGCCAGCGCCGCACCGGCCGCCGAGGACGCCCCGCCGAGACCTACGACCCGGCCGTCCTGATCCGCGCGCACGCCGCCCTCGCCCCGCTGCTGGTCGAGACCGAACACGCCGACAACGCACAGTGATCACCGGCCGTTTTCCGTGGTTAAATGGGTCCTGAAGACGTATGCCCGAGGCCCCGCCCAGCGCGGGGCTTCCGCATGTCAGGGGGTGGCACGTGACCGACCACCGCATGACCCTCACCGCCGCTGTGCTCGAGGTCGAGCCCACCGAACCTGACGCCCAGGGCCACCGCTGGCGGCGCTGCGAGGCCGGACCCACCATCGCCGGGGCCTGTACGTGCGGACTGGTCATCACCGGTCCCCGCCCCATCGCCAGCCCGCTCATCCGCCAGCACGCCGGCCACTGACGAGGAGGGCGCCGTGACCGTCGACGAGGCCCTCGGCAACGCCGCCCGCCTGCTCCACGAGGCAGAGCTGGAGCGCGGGAACCTGCCCCTGATGGAACGGCTGGAGTCCATCGCCGACACGTGGGTGTCGATCGCCCAGCTGATCACCGAGCGGGACCGTGTCTGATGGCAGCCCCCTGGCGTTCGACCCCCCTGCCCCCTGACTGGAAGCGCCGGCGCCTGGCCGTGCTGGAGCGGGACGGCCACACCTGCCAGATCGCCGGGCCACGCTGCACCGGCCGAGCCACCGAGGTCGACCACACCGGCGCGGCCGACGACCACCGACTCGAAGCGCTGCGCGCCGTGTGCTCGGCCTGCCACGCCAGCCGCACCGGCCGGCAGGGCGCCGCCGCCCGCGGGCCTCGCCCGAGCCGACGACGGCCACCCGAGCCACACCCCGGCATCCTGGCCTGACCGGCACGGAGCGTGACCGCTGGGGGTGGGGGAGGCCCCCCTCCAAGGGGCCGGGAGCACGGCTGGGGTTAGCAGGTCGCGCTCTGTACGGGTCACAGCCCCCCAGCGTCACCGCCCGTGAGGGGCATCGATCACCGTCTGTGAAGGGGGCTGGTCATGCCGGGTATGGGGCCGCCGCCGGCCGAGCGCAAGCGCCGCCGCAACGCCGACACGTTCGAGAACGCGCAGGTCACGGTGCCTGCCGAGCCCTCGGTGGACGCGCCGCCGCTGCCGAACGCCAAGCGGTACCTGAAGGCCACCCGGGACTGGTACGCCACGTGGTGCCGCTCCCCGGTGGCCGCCGCGTTCACGGCGACGGACTGGCAGCGCCTCCACATGCTGGCCCCTCTGGTGGACCAGTACTGGCGGGGGCCGAGCACCAAGCTGATGGCCGAGATCCGCATCAGCGAGAGCCTGCTGGGCGCCACCCACGTCGACCGGATGCGCGGCCGGATCAAGGTCCAGGCCGACAAGCCGGCCCCGGCCGCCGCCGCGGCGGGCAAGGGGGTGGCGGACCTGACGGCGGCGCGCCGCAAGCGGATGACCGATGCCTCGTGAACTGGTCTACGCGCCGGGCCACGACCGGGGCCGGTCGCTGGGGTATCTGGCGTGGGCGTGGGTCGAGCACTTCTGCGTGCACGGCCCCGGCGACGTCCAGGGCGAGCCGGTCGAGCTGGACGACGAGTTCGGTGGGTTCCTCGTCGACGCCTACGCGCTGCGGCCGGACGGCCGGAAGCTGTACGACTCGGCGGTCATCTCCCGCGCCAAGGGCCGCGCCAAGAGCGAGCTGGCCGGGTTCATCGGGCTGTTCGAGGCGCTGGGCCCGTGCCGGTTCGCCGGGTGGGCGCGCGGCGGCGAGGTGTACGAAGACCCGTGGGGGCTGGGGTTCCGGTACGAGTACGCGCCGGGCGAGCCGATGGGCCGCCCGGTGACGTACCCGTTCATCCGGTGCCTGGCCACCGAGGAGACGCAGGTCGGCAACACCTACGACAACATCCTGTTCAACCTCACCCACGAGGATGCGCCGCTGGCCCAGGTGCCCGGCATCGACGCCGGCCTGACCCGCGTCTACCTGCCGGACGGCGGGGAGATCGTCCCCAGCACGGCGTCCAGTTCGGCGAAGGACGGCGGTAAGGAGACCTGCACGATCTTCGACGAGACCCACCTGTACGTCACGCCTGAGCTGCGGCGGATGTACAAGACGGTCGACCGGAACTGCCGCAAGCGCAAGGCGGCCGAGCCGTGGGCGTTGCAGACCACCACGATGTACCAGCCGGGCGACGAGTCGGTGGCGGAGAAGACCCACGAGCGGGCCAAGCTCATCGCTGAGGGCAAGACCCGCGGGACGCGGCTGCTGTTCGACCACCGGGAGGCGCCGGCCAAGGTCGACCTGGCCGACCGCGAGGCGCTGCTGGCGGCGCTGCGTGAGGTGTACGGGCCGTTCGCCGATGTCCTGGACTTGGACGGGATCATCGAGAACGAGTTCTGGAACATCGAGAAGGACGTCGAGGAGTCCCGGCGCTACTTCTTCAACCAGCCGACCGCCGCGCGGGATGCGTGGGTGACCAAGCCCCAGTGGGCGGCGTGCACCGACGCGACGATCGTCGTCGCCGATGGTGACCCGATCGCGATGTTCTTCGACGGGTCCACCTCCGATGACGCGACGGGGCTGGTCGGCTGCCACATGGAGACCGGGCACCTGTTCGTGATCGGCTGCTGGGAGAAGCCCCAGGGGCCCGCGGGCGCGGACTGGCGGGTCGACCGTGCCGACGTCGACCGGGTGGTGCGGGCCGCGTTCGACCGGTGGGACGTGGTGGCGTTCTTCGCCGACGTCCGCGACTTCGAGAGCTACGTCGACACCTGGGGCAGTGACTTCGGCCGGGGTCTGCTGATCGAGGCGACGACTGGCCGGTACCGGCATCCGGTGGCGTGGGACATGCGGGCCCGTGAGAAGGAGTTCACCGAGGCCGCCGAGCGGATGCTGATCGACATCAAGGCCCGGGACCTGACCCACGACGGGGATGCCCGGCTGACCCGGCACGTGCTGAACGCCCGGCGGCGGCCGAACAAGTACGGCGTGTCCATCGGCAAGGAAGGCCGCGAGTCGCCAAAGAAGGTGGACCTGGCGGTGTGCGCGGTCGGCGCGCGGCTGGCGCGGCGGCTGGCGATGGCGCACCCGAAGTGGAAGCGGCGTCGCCGCAAGACCGGACGCGCTGCGTTCTGAACGGAGGGGTGCACAGTGCCGCTGAGCAATGCCGCCGCCGTGGCGCAGGCCAAGACGCTGCTGGAGATCCGGGAGGCCGACAAGGGGCGGCTGGACCGCATCCACGACTACCTGCGCAACGACCCGGATTGGCGGCCGGTGTGGCTGGCGTCGTCGGCGCCGACCGAGGTGCGCCAGCTCGCCCAGGTGTCTCGGGTGAACATGCTGAAGTTCGTCGTCAACTCGCGTGTCCAGGCCATGTACGTCGACGGGTACCGGACGCCGCGGGCCGCGCAGGATGCGCCGGCGTGGGAGATCTGGCGGCGCAACCGGATGAACATGCGGCAGCTCGGCGTGCACCGGGCCGCCCTCGGCTACGGCGTCTCCTACGTCACGGTGACGCCGGGCGACCGGGCGCCGGTGCTGCGGGGGGCGTCCCCGCGGGACATGACCGTTGCGTATGAGGATGACGACGAGTGGCCGGTGTACGCGCTGGAGCGGCGGCGGGCTGGGCGGTGGCGGCTCATCGACGAACAGGCGGTGTACCCGCTGAAGTGGACCGGCAGCGGGTTCGAGTCCGCCGGCGAGCCGATGCCGCACGGCGCGACGATGGACGGGCAGCCGGTCTGCCCCGTCATCCGCTACCGCGACACCGACGACCTGGACGACCCGGTGATGGGGATCGTCGAACCGCTGATCGACCTGCAGGACCAGATCAACATCACCTCGTTCGGCTTGCAGGTCGCGCAGCACTACGGTGCGTTCCGGCAGCGGTACATCCTCGGCTGGGTCGCCGAGACCGAGGAGCAGCGGCTGAAGGCGTCGGCGTCGAAGATGCTGACGTTCGAGGACCCCGACCTGAAGGTCGGTGAGTTCGAGCAGACGAACCTGTCGGGTTACATCGAGTCCCGCGAGGCGTCGTTGCGGCACCTGGCCACGGTGTCGCAGACGCCCGTGCACGAGCTGACCGCCCAGCTGGTCAATCTGTCGGCCGAGGCCCTGGCCGCCGCCCAGGACAGCCGGCGGCGGGCCACCGAGGAGAATCAGACCTGTCTGGGCGAGTCGCACGAGCAGACGCTGGCGCTGGCCACCGTGATGTCCGGCGGCACCGTCGACCCCACCGCCACGGTCCGCTGGCGGGACACCGAGGCCCGCTCGCTCGGCATGGTCGTCGACGCCCTCGGCAAGCTGTCGCAGATGCTGGGCGTCCCGCCGCAGGAGCTGTGGGAGCGGGTGCCCGGGGTGTCCGACGACGACATCGAGCGGTGGCGGGCGGCGGCGGCCGAGGGTGATGCGCTGGCGAACCTGACGGCGCTGCTGGAGCGGCAGACCGCCGAGCCCGCCGACGACCCCGAGGCGGTGCCGGTTGGCGCGGACGCCTGAAGCCGACGTCCTGACCCGCGTGCACCGGCAACGGCAGATATCGCTGGCCGCCGCCGTGGTGCAGGACCTGATGCAACTGTGGCGGGCGATCGTCGACCCGAACGACCCGTCGACCTGGCAGCGGTTCGCTGAACTGGCCGCGACGCTGATCGGGCTGCGCCGCCGCGATTCGGCGGGCCTGGCCGCCGACTACTACCGGGCGTTCCGCACCGCCGAGGGCGTCGATGAGGGGGCGCCCACCGTGGTCATGGCGGCCACGCTCGCCGCGCCCACGGTGGGCGAGCAGGTCCGGGCCGCCGGGCTGGCCGGCTACGCAGGCGGCCGCCGCGCCGGGCAGGCCCCCGAGCAGGCCGCGCGGAACGGCCTCGTGCGGGCGACCGGGACGGCCACGCGGATGGTGCTGTCGGGCGGACGCACGACGCTGGTCGACTCGGTCCGCGCGGACCGCCAGGCGCTCGGCTGGATCCGGATCGTCGACGCGAACCCGTGCGCGTTCTGCGCGATGCTCGCGTCCCGCGGCCCCGTCTACAAGTCGGCGCGGACCGGCGGGTTCCAGGCGCACGACCACTGCGGGTGCACCGCTGAACCCGTCTATCGAGGCTCCCGGCTGCCCGCCGCGAACGCGCGGCTGGAGCGGCTGTGGAACGAGGTCACCCAGGGCAAGTCCGGCCGCAACGCGCTGAACGCGTTCCGCCGGCACCTGGAGGGCCGCGAGTAAGGCGCCACGGCCGCGCTTCATTCGGCCGGACCACCCATCACTCCACCTGGAGGTTTCGCGTGTCCGACGACACGACCACCACGCCGGCCGCCCCGGCGGAGAAAACGTTCACCCAGGCCGAGCTGGACCGGATCGTGGCCGAGCGGCTGCGGCGTGAGCGGGAGAAGTACGCCGACTACGACGACCTGAAGGCCAGGGCGCAGGCGGCGGACGCCAGCAAGTCCGAGCTGCAGAAGCTCGCCGAGCGGGTCGAGGCCGCCGAGAAGCGTGCGGCCGACATGGAGGCCAAGGCGCTGCGCGCCGAGGTCGCCCAGGCCAAGGGCCTGACCCCGGCGCAGGCCAAGCGCCTGACCGGCACGACCCGCGAGGAGCTGGAGGCCGACGCCGACGAACTGCTGGAGGTGTTCGGCGGCCGGAAGGACTCCGGCGGAAAGGACGGCGGCACCGACACCGGCGCCGACAAGGACGACCCCGAGCCCGACTCCGGCAAGGGCGAGGGGGACGCGGGCGCGGCGCTGTTCGGCCGCCCCAAGGAAGTGCTCGTCTCCGGGGCCGCGCCGGACCGTGAGCCCGGCAAGAGCGCCGACGAGCTGGCCGACGAGGTGCTGAAGAAGGCCCGCGGCGGCCTGTGACCACACGGCGGGATCGCCGTGAAGACAAGGAGTAGACCATGGCGGTTCTGACCGCGCAGCGCATCTCCAGCCTGGCGGTGTCCCTGCTGACCCGCAGCCTGGTGCTGCCCATGACCGTGTCCCGGGTACCGGGCGGGGAGTTCGCCGGCGACAACGGCGACACCGTCACCGTGCGGGTCCGCACCCCGCGGGCGGCCCGCGTGCAGGCGACGCCGGGCGCGACCATCACCTACGACGCGCTGAACGAGACGCCGGTCGACGTGTCGCTGACCCACCTGTACGACGCGACCCGGCTGACCGACGAGGACATGTCGCTGAACATCGTCGACTTCGGCGTCCAGGTCACCCAGCCGCAGGTCGAATCGGTGGCGACCGGCGCCGAGGACCGGCTGGCCGCGGCCATGAACGCCGTCGCGGCCGACGCCTCGTTCGCGCTGACCCCGTCCGCCGCCGACACCGACGCGAAGATCCTCCAGGCCCGGGAGACCCTGTCGGAGGCGAACGTCCCCGCCAGCGACCGGTTCCTGGCGTGCGCGCCGGACATCATCACCCGGCTGCTGAGCGTGGACAAGTTCGTCCGCGCCGACGCGGTCGGGGACGGCACCGCGATCCGGGAGGCCATCGTCGGCCGGATCTACGGGTTCACGGTGCTGGAGTCCAACGGCCTGGCCGCCGGCACCGCCGTCGCCTACCACCGCAGCGGGTTCGTGTTCGCCAACCGGGTGCCGGTCGCGCCGCGGGGCCTGCCGTCCAGCCAGACCGCCACCGCCACCAGCGGCGGCATCGGGATGCGGCAGATCTTCCAGTACCAGCCCGACATCCTGTCCGACGCGTCGGTGCTGTCCACGTTCGCGGGCGCGGCCGTCGTCAGCAACGACCGCGTGTTCAAGCTCAACACGGCCGCCTCCTGACCCATGGCGACCCTGATCACCGTCGAGCAGCTGCTGGCCCGGCCCGGGTTCGACGGTGTCGACGAGGCCACCGCCGAGGCGGTCCTGGAGGACGTCTCGGCGCTGGTCTCGCTGATCGCCGCGCCGGTCGAGCTGACGGCCGCCACGCTGCCGTCAGCGGTGGTGCCGGTGATCGTGTCGATGGCCCGGCGCGGCCTGTCCAACCCGCGCGGCCTGTCCGGCGAACAGCTCGGCGACTACGGGTGGCAGGCCGGGGGGCAGACCTCATCGGGCGTGTACGCGACCCGGCACGAGGAGCGGATCATCCGCCGCGCGGTCGGCCGCCTCGGCGCCAGCAACGCCACGTTGAACAGCGACCTGCCGCTGCCGCCCGAGCGCGCCGGGGGCGGCGGCTTCGAGAACGAGTTCCTCAACTCCCTGTAGGAGGTGGTGGCGGTGGTCATCTACAAGAACACCAAGACCGGCGCCATCGTGCGGCTGGCCGCGCCCAACAAGGCGATGGACCAGTCACAGCGGTGGCAGCGAGTGGAAGAGACCGCCGAGCCCGCCGACCCCGCCGGCGGCCAGGAGCCGGGACGGTACGACCCCGCCGATCACACCGTCGACGAGGTCAACGCCTACCTCGCCGACGTGGACCTGGCCGAGCGGGAGCGGATCATCCAGGCCGAGGCCGAGGGCAAGGCACGCCGCGGCATCATCTCCGGCCCGTACTCGGACCTGTCCGGAGCCTGACCAATGATCGGCCACCTGCTCAACCGGGAGTTGGAGGTGTGGCGGTCGGCCGCCGTGTCGGACGGGTCCGGCGGCCAGACCCTCGCCTTCGCTCTCGTCGGCACGGTGGCCGCGATGGTGTCCCAGCCCACCGCCAAGGAACGGCTGGAGGGCGGCCAGTGGGGTGCCGACCACTCCCACGACATCCATCTGCTGGCGGGCACCGATGTGCGCCGCGGTGACGAGCTGCGCGGCGGCGGCCAGCGCTTCCGGGTGCTGGCGACCGTGAGCAACAGCCGGTCCACCTACCTGAAGGCCCCCGCGGCCGAACTCACCCAGCCTGAAGGAGCCTGACATGGCTGATCTCAACGTCACCCAGGTGCCCATCGACGGCGGCCTGGCCGACCTCGCCGCCGCAGCCGTCCCCGCCGGGGCCAGCGGGGATACCGCCCCGACCGGGCAGAGCCGGTTCCTGGCGGTGATCAACGGGGGCGCGTCCCCCCGCACGGTGACGGTGGCCACGCCCGGCACCGTCAAGGGCCTGGCGCTGGAGGACGCGGTGATCACGGTGGCGGCCGGGGACACCGCGCTGCTGCCGCTGAACCGGGTGTTCGCCGGGGCGGACGGCCGCGCGTCCATCTCCTACGACGCCGTCACCTCGGTGTCGGTGGCGGTGCTGGAGCTGGGCGGCTGACATGGCGCAGCGGGTCGAGATCGCCGGATGGGACCGGCTGCTGCGCCGCCTGAACGACCTGCCCGAGGACATCCACGAGGGCGCCGTCAAAGCGATCACCGACGCCGCGAACGATGTGCGCGACGAGACCCGCGACACGGTGCGGGTCGACACCGGCCGCGCCCGGGACGGCACCGTCGCCCGCATCAACGCGGCCCGGCTACGCGCCGAGGTCGGATGGTTCGACCCGGACCTGTACTACATGAAGTTCCAAGAATTCGGGACCGAGGAGATCACCGCGAACCCGGCGCTGACCCTGGCCGCCCAGCGGGAGCGGCGCCGGTTCGCGCAGCGGCTGTCCGCTGATGTGCGTGCGGCGCTGGAGGGCCGCCTGTGACCACGCCGCTCGCCCCGGTCCAGGCCGCGATGTACGCCCGCCTGAACGGCGACGCGCTGCTGGCCGGGCGGGTGTTCGACCACGTTCCCGAGGGCCAACCGAAGCCGTATGTGCTGCTGGGCGAGGCCATCGAACTGCCCGACAACCATCACGGCGGATTCGGGCGGGAGACCGTCGAGACCTTGCACATCTGGTCCGACCAACTCGGCTACAGCGAGGGCACCCAGATGGCGGCGCGGATCGTGGCGCTGCTGGACCACCAGCCCCTCACCATCGCCGGCCACCACCACATCGCGACCCGCTACGAGTTCGCGCAGACCCTCACCGACCCCGCCCGGCCGGGCTTGCGGCACGTGGTGCTGCGGTTCCGGATCATCACAGAACAGGAGTAGGCCGCATGGCAGGCATCAACGCGTTCGGCACCGAACTCCAGCGGTCGGACATGGCCCCGACCCCGGTGTTCACCGCCCTCGCCAACGTCACCAGCATCGAGGGCCCCGGCCTGTCCCGGGAGACCATCGACGTCACCGCCCACGACAGCCCCGACGCGTGGATGGAGTTTCGGGGAGGGCTGAAGGACGGCGGCGAGCTGAGCCTGGAGGTCAACTACGACCCGGCCGAGCACGACGTCCTCGTCGCGGACCTGGACGACGACGAGCCCCGCGACTACAGGCTGGTGTTCCCGGACCCGGCGGCCACCACCTGGACGCTGAAGCTGATCCTGACCGAGTTCCAGCCCGAGGCGCCCGTCGATGACAAGCTCGCCGCGTCCCTGACCTTCAAGGTCAGCGGCAAGCCGGTCCTCGCCTGACCCCAACCCCTACGACGACAAGGAGGCGCCTGGTGGCGCTGCTGGATAAGGACACGCTGCTGGCCGCGCTCGACCGGGCCGAGGTCGAGACGAAGGACGTCGCGGTGCCCGAGCTGGGCGGCACGGTGCGGGTGCGGGAGATGCCCGGCACCCTGCGCAACCGCATGGAGGCCACCTACGCCACCATCCGCAACGGCGGCGACTCCAAGAGCCTGGACACCGTGACCGCGCTGATGATCGCCACCTGCGTGGTCGACGAGTCAGGCCGGCAGCTGATGAACGTCAACGAGGCCAAGCGGCTGCTGAGCGTGCGGCCGAAGGTGGCGTTCCGGCTGCGTGACGCGATCATCGACGTGTCCGCGGTCGACGAGGAGGACGTGGAGGCGCTGGCCGAGGTTTTCGGCGACGCCCAGAGCGACAGTTCCATTTCCGGCTAGCGCTCGCCCTGGGCATCCCGGTCGCCGAGCTGCTGACCCGCATCACCTCCAGTGAGCTGACCGCCTGGATGGCCTACGAGCAGGTCGCCGGGCCGCTCGGTCCGGACCGCGCCGACCTGCAGGCCGGCATCGTCGCCGCCACGGTGGCGAACGCCAACCGCGGCAAGGGCGGCCGCCGCGCGGTGCCGCGCGACTTCATCCCCAAGTGGGACCGCAAGCCACAGCAGTCCTGGCAGGAGCAGCTGGCCATCGTCACGGTCCTCAACAAGGTGTTCGGCGGCGTCGACCTGCGCGGTGAGAGGGGGTGACCGGGTGGCCATTCTCGACCAGCTCATGGTCCGCATCGGCGTCGACGCCCGCGGGGTGCGCTCGGGCGCGGACCGCACCATCGGGCAGTTCTCCCGGATCGGGGATGCGGCCGACCGCCTCGGCGACCGCCTCGGCCGCATCGGCGGGCGGGCCGGCCGTGAGTTCGGGGACGGGTTCTTCCGGGACGCGGACGGCAGGTTGCGGGACGCGCGCGGCCGGTTCGTCGCCGAGGGCGAGGAGACCGGCCGCGGCTGGGCCTCGCGCCTGACCCGCGCGGCCGGCACCGCCCTGAAGGCCGGGCTGGGCCGTCTGGTCGGCACCGCCGCCACCGCCGGGCGGGCCATCGCCTCGGCCGCCCTGCCGGTGGGGGTGTTCGCCGCCACGGCCGCGTCGCTGGCGGCGAGCCCGGCCGCCGCGCAGCTGGCCGCGATCGGGCAGGCCGCCGTCGCCGCCGCGCCCGCGCTGCTGGCGCTGCGGGTGGCCGGCATGTACGTCGCGGGCACGCTGCGGGCGATCTTCGCCGAAGGCAGCGCGGCGCGGGCGGCGCTGTCCCCGCTGGCCGACCGGTTCACCACGGCCGGGCAGGCCGCCTCCAAGGCGGCGGCCGCCGGGATCCGCCCACTCGCCGAGCAGCTCGCGCGGGTGGCGGGCCCGGTCGTCGAGGCCGGGATGGTCCGCATCGGCGACGCCGCCAACAAGGTGCAGAAGGAGTTCCTGCGGTGGGCGGCGTCCGCGGACGGGGTCCGCACGATCCGGGGGATCGTCACCCCGATCGGCGAGGCCATGAACAACCTGGCCCCCGCCGTCTCCCGGGTGGCGATCTCGTTCGCCAAGATGCTCGGGCGGATCATGGGCGTGTCGGTCGCCGCCGGGCAGGCCGGGCTGGCCGGGGCCCTGGACAAGCTCGCCGACACCTTCGACCGGGTCGACGCCGAGTCGGTGCGGGGCGGCCTGGACAAGCTCGCCGCCACCCTGCGCACCGTCCTGGGCGTGGGGCAGACGGTGGCCGGCTGGATCGGCACCCTGGTCAGCGCCTACCGCACCTACACCACCGAGTTCCGCGCGGTCGCCGACGCCCTGAGCGTGGTGGCGATCATCTTCGGCGGGCCGATCATCGCCGCGGTCGGCGCGGCCGGGCTGATCATCCGCCACTTCGACGCGATCAAGAAGGCATGGGAGAACCTCAAGGGCGCCTTCTCCGGCGGCTCCGGTGGCGGCCCGCTCGGCGGGTTCCTCGGCAACCTGCGGACCGCCGCGGCCGAGATCCTGCCGTCCCTCAAGGGCGCGTTCGACCAGATCAGGTCCGCTGTCCTGCCGGTCCTCACCGAGATCGGCGGGAAGATCGCGGGTGAGCTGGTCCCCGCGATCGGGGAGTTCGTCGCCGCGATCTCCCCGCTGGTGTCCTGGCTGATCGACCGGCTCGGCCCCGTCGTCGCCACGGTCTTCAAGACGGTGCTGGGCGTCATCTCCGGGGCGATCAGCATCATCACCGGGATCATCCGGGTCTTCACCGCGGTCCTAACCGGGGACTGGGGCAAGGCCTGGGAGGGCATCAAGAGCATCCTGTCCGGCGCCTGGCAGATCATCACGTCCGTCATCTCGGGCGCGATCTCCCTGGTCAAGAGCATCATCACCATCGCCCTGGACGTCATCAAAGCCGTCTGGACCCGTATCTGGAACAGCATCAAGTCGCTGGTGGGCGTCGTGTGGAACGGCATCAAGTCGCTGATCACCGGGGCGATCAACGCCGTCAAGAACCTGATCACCAACCACGTGAACAGGATCAAGACCGCCTGGTCGCAGGCGTGGAACTTCGTCAAGACCGCCACGACGAACGCGATGAACTCGCTGCGGAACGCCGTGGTCAACGGCGCCAACCGCGTCATGTCGACGGTCCGCAGCATCCCCGGCCGCATCCGCTCGGCGTTGGGCAACCTCGGGTCGCTGCTCTACAACGCGGGCCGGAACGTCATCCAGGGGCTGATCAACGGGATCAACGCGATGATCGGCCGGGTCCGCAACGCCATCGGCAACGTCGCTTCGACGATCCGCCGTCACCTGCCGTTCTCCCCCGCCAAGGAGGGACCGCTGTCCGGCAGCGGGGCGCCGGACCGGGCCGGGCAGAAGATCGCCGCGATGCTGGCGGACGGCATGGCACGCGGCACCGGCCTCGTCGCCGGCGCGGCCGCCCAGATGGCCGGGGCCGCCGCCGTCACCGCAGGCGGGGGCGGGGCCGGCTACGCCACCCCGGCCGGGGTCCGCGCCGCCGGGTCCGGCGGGATGCCGCCGCTGGTGATCCGCTCGGGCGGCAGCGAGCTGGACGACCTGCTGGTCGAGCTGCTGCGCCGGGCGATCGCCGACCGCGGCGGCAACGTGCAGACCGTCCTGGGGAGTTGAGCATGGGGCGATGGGGTGAGCGGATCGACCTGCAGCTGGACGGCGTGTGGACCGACATCACCGGCCGCGTCTACAACCGCGACCCCATCGTCATCACCCGCGGCCGGTCCGGTGAGGGCACGGTGGCCGAGCGGTCCTCGTGCACCCTGACCCTCAACAACCGCGACGGGTGGTTCAGCCAGGGCAACCCCCGCTCCCCGTACTACGAGGTGCTGACCCGCAACACGCCGCTGCGGGTGTGGATCCCCACCAGCGCCCACGTGTGGCTGCCCGGCGGGACCGGCGATCGGGTCACCACCGGCGACGACGCCACCCACCCCGTGGGCGACCTGGACGTGCGGGTGGAGGCGACGCTGGACTGGTCGCGGCCGGTGGACCTGGCCGCCAAGTACGTCGGCGGCGCCGTCAACCAGCGCTCCTGGGGGCTGTCGATCGGGCTGGAGTCCACCCCGACGCTGATCTGGTCCCCGGACGGCACCTTCGCGTCCCTGCGCACCGCGCGCGCCACCGAGCAGCTGCCGCCCGGGTGGCTGCACCGGGCGGTCCGCGCGGTGCTGGACGTCGACAACGGGGCCGGCGGCTGGACCGTGACGTTCTACGTCGGCGACACCGTCGCCGGTCCATGGACGCAGATCGGCGCCCCGGTCACCGGCACCGGGGTCACCAGCGTGTTCGACTCCACCGCGCCGATCGAGGTCGGCGCGACCGACGCCCTGACCCTGCCGCCGCCCGAGGGCAGGTTGCACGCCTTCGAGCTGCGGTCCGGGATCGGCGGGACCGCGGTCGCGTCCTGGACGGCCGCCAACCTCACCGTGGGCGCGACCAGCTTCGTCGACGACCAGGGCCGCACCTGGACCGTGGGCGGCAACGCCGAGATCAGCAACCGGGACGTGCGGTTCGTCGGCGAGGTGGCCCGCTGGCCGGTGGCCTCAGACAGGTCGGGCCGGGACGTGCACGTCAAGGTCACCGCGTCCGGGATCATGCGGCGGCTGCAGCAGGGCCCGTCCCCGCTGCAGTCCCCGGCGCGGCGGGACATGGCCAACCCCGCCCGCACCGACATCGCCGGCTACTGGCCCTGCGAGGACGACAAGGCCGCCACCGCGCTGGCGTCGGCGCTGCCCAACCACCCGCCGATGCGGTTCACCGGCGCCCCGGCCCTGGCCGAGTACTCCGACTATCTGCCGTCCGGGCCGCTCCCGCTGGTCAAGACCGGCCGGTTCCACGCCACCGTCCCCACCTACACCGAGACCGGCGAGAACGTCATCCGCTGGTATGCGCGGTTCTCCGCCGCGCCGGCGGCCGAGCAGCGGGTGATGGTGGCCGCCACCACCGGCACCGCCGCCCGCTGGGAACTGTGGGTCCGCACCACCGGCGGCGGCCGCCTGCTGATCTTCGACCGCGACGGCATCCAGCTCGCCGACTCCGGATGGATCGCGTTCGACGTCCACACCAGCGGCGACATGGTCATGCGCGTCTTCATGCGGCAGAGCGGCGCCAACGTCGACTGGGTCATGGGCCGCGAGAGCTTCGACGTCCCGGACGCCACCTGGACCGACGTCGGCACCACCGGCACCCTCGCCGCCCACACCGCCGGGCGGGTCACCAGCATCCAGCTCAACCCGGACGGCAACCTCGGCGACGTCGTCCTGGGCCACCTGGTCCTGGCCAACGCCGAGACCGCCTTCGATGCCTCCGGTGCGGCGCTGACCGCCCACACCCTGGAGCCCCCCGCCGACCGCGTCACCCGGCTGTGCGCCGAGGAGAACATCCCGCTGACCCTGGTCGGCCCCGACTCCGGCATCGTCCGCATGGGCGCCCAGTCCATCGCCACCCTGATGGACCTGCTACGTGAGGCCGAGACCGCCGACATCGGCATCCTGCACGAGCCCCGCCACAAGCTCGGCCTGGCCTACCGGACCCGGGAGGGCCTGTACGCCCAGACCCCCGCCGTGGTCCTGGACTACGCCGCCAAGCACATCACCGGCGACCTGGCCCCCGTCGACGACGACCAGGCCACCCGCAACGACATCGAGGTCAAACGGCCCCGCGGCTCGTCGTACCGGGCCGTGCTGGAGTCCGGGCCGCTGTCCGTCCAGGCCCCACCCGCAGGAGTGGGCCGGTACGACGAGAGCATCGAGGTCAACGTGGGCCGCGACCTGGCCCTGCCCGACCAGGCGGGCTGGCGTCTGCACCTGGGGACGTGGGACGAACCCCGCTACCCGACGCTGGAGGTGCACCTGGCCAACCCGCATCTCGGCGCCGACCTGGTCGCCGGGCTGCTCGCCCTAGACGTCGGCGACCGCATCCGCATCGACAACCCGCCGGACTGGCTACCGGCCGAGGCCATCGACCAGATCGTCGCCGGAACCGTCGAGACGATCACCCTCACCGAATACAAGATCCGGTTCAACCTGGTCCCGGCGCGGCCGTGGGACGTGGCCTCCTACGAACAAGGTCGCCGCGACACCGCGGGCAGCGAGCTGGCCGCCGCCGTCGACGCCGACGACACCACGCTGACCGTGGCGACCACGGTCGGCCCGGCCTGGACGACGAACCCGGCCGACCTTCCGCTGGACATCGTCGTGGGCGGTGAGCGGATGACCGTCACCGCGATCACCGGGGCCGCCTCGCCGCAGACGTTCACCGTGACCCGCTCGGTGAACGGGATCAGCAAGGCGCACGCGGCCGGGGCCTCCGTCTCCCTGGCCGACCGGGCGATCCGAGCACTGTGAAGGAGGTGCGGTGACCTACGTCCGCGCGCGCGACTGGCCGCCGACCGTGCAAGCCGCCGACTACACCGACCAGCTCAACCTGACCAGCAGCAGCTACGTGCCCGGCAGCCCCGAGGTCGGGGTGCAGTTCGTCGCCCCCACCTCGGGCCGGATCATCATCACCATCGGCGGCGGCGCCCGCGACAACACCAACGACAACCGCGTGTTCCTGTCCCCGCAGATCTTCGAGGGGCCGGACGTGTCCGGAACGGAGATCCTCGCGCCCTCGGTCACCATCCACGGCTGGGGGCAGACCAGCACGGCCGCCACCGCCGGCTACGGCTCCCGCGAGTCGCTGTACCCGTTCCCGGGTGCGGGTGAGACCGAGCTGGTCCCCGGCCAGGTGTACTACGCGCGGGTGATGATGGCCGCCGAACAGGGCGTCGGCGCCAGCGCGGACGTGTTCAGCAGGTTCATCATCGTGGAGCCCGCCCCATGACCGCCGCCGGGAGCGTCATCCGCGCCGCCGACTGGCCGCCCACCGTCGCGGCCGGGGACTCCACCACCATCAGCAACATCACCAGCACCACGTTCATCACCGGCAGCCCGGTGGTCGCCACCACCTTCACCGCCCCCACCTCGGGCCGGGTGAAGATCACAGTCGGCGGCGGGATGCAGAACAACGGAGCAACCGGCCGGGTGACGCTCGCCCCGAACGTGTTCGCCGGGACCGGCCCCGGCGGCACCGAGGTGCTGGGCGTCGCCAGCCCCCTGCGCACCGAGCTGACCTGTCCCACCGAGGCGGCCAGCTTCTACTACGCCAGCAGGAGCTGCACGCTGGAGGGCCTGACCCCGGGCGCCACCTACTACGCCCGGGTCATGTACCGGGTCACCGCCGGGACCACCGGTGACATCTCCCGCCGCGACATCATGATCAGGCCGCTGTCGTGAGCGGCCTGTACGCCGGCACCGTGGTGCGCGCCCTGGACTGGCCCCCGTCCGCCTCCGCCAGCAACTCCACCGCCCAGACGGACGTGTCCAACATCGCGTTCGCCACCGGCAGCCCGGTCGTGGCCGTCACCATCACCGCCCCCACCAGCGGCCGGGTGAAGGTGGAGGTGTCCGGGCTGATCCGCGACAACACCGGCGACAACCGCGGCATCCTCGCCTTCGAGGTGTACGAGGGGACCTCGGCGGCCGGGACGAAGGTGGTCGCCGCCGCCGTGCGCGCCAACAGCATGACCAGCATCGGCGAAGCGTCGGACTACATGAGCCACGGCCGCGCCACCCTCGTGGAGGGCCTGACCCCCGGCGGCCTGTACTACGTCCGGCTCGTCCAGGCCGTCTCCGGCGGCACCACCGTGGACATCCTCAACCGATCTCTGATCGTCTATCCGGTCTCCTAGGAAGGACGCAGCAGCGTGACGATCACTATCAAGGACTTGGGCGACCTGGTCATCTACGCGGGCGCGATCGCCGTCGCCCTCACCGCGATCGGCGTGGTGGCGCGCGTGGTCGTCGTGCGCCCCCTGCTGCGGTGGCTGCGCAAGGAGCTGCAGCCCGCCGTCCAGGAGACCCGGCAGGTCGCCACCGAGACCCGCGACGCCGCCACCAAGGTCCAGGCCGAGGTGTCCCCCAACGGCGGCAGCAGCATCAAGGACGCCATCACCCGCATGGACGCCGAGATGCAGGTGCTGTCGACCCGGCTGACCGACCACATCACCAACCACCCCAGGAGCTGACCTTGGACATCATCAGCCGCGGCGAGTGGGGCGCCCGCGCCCCCCGCAACCGCACCACCACCACCTGGGACAGGCGCACGGAGTTCATCGTGCACTACTCCGAAGGCCCGACCTCGCAGTCCGTGCGGTCCATCCAGGACTTCCACATGGACAACCCCAAGCGCAGGTGGTCGGACATCGGCTACAACTTCCTGGTCGACACCAAGGGCCGCATCTACGAGGGCCGCGGCTGGCTCACGGTGGGCGCGCACGCCCCCGACCACAACACCTCGGGCATCGGGGTGTGCATGATCGGCCGCGACGGCGACGCCACCGAGGCCGCCCGCAAGGCCATCCGGTGGCTGTACGACGAGGCATGCCGCCGCGCCGGCCGCCGCCTGAAGATCCTCGGCCACCGGGACGTCTACAGCACCTCCTGCCCGGGTAACGAGCTGTACGCCTGGGTGCGCAAGGGCATGCCCGTCACCGGCAGCTCGTCGCCGGCACCGTCCAAGCCCTCGAAGCCGTCCCGACCCGGCACGGCCGCGCCGCCGTTCCCGCTGCCGGACGGGCATTGGTTCGGCCCCGAGTCGTCCGACCCCCGCAACCACTCCGGCTACTGGGCCAAGGACCGGCCGCACATCGAGAAGCTCCAGCGGCGCCTCGCCGACCGCGGCTGGCGCATCAAGGTGACCGGCCGCTACGACGACCGCACGGCCGCCGTGGTCAAGGCGTTCCAGGCGGAGAAGGGCCTGCGCCCGGACGGCCTGGCCGGCGTCAAGACCTGGCCGCTCATCTGGACCGCCCCCATCACCTGACCCCGAAGGAACCGTCATGCCCCTGTCCGACGCGATCGTGTCGCTGATCCGTACCTACGCCGCCGTGTGGGTGTCGGCCGCCGGCCTGTGGCTGGCCGACCGCGGCATCGAGCTGCCGGTGGACCCGGCCACCATCGCCGTCACCGGCCTGGCCGTCAGCGTCTACTACGCCGTGGTGCGGGTGCTGGAGTCCCGGTTCCCGGCGGCCGGGGTGCTGCTGGGGTCGGCCAAGCGCCCCACGTACCCGCCGACCTCATAGCCCCGGCTTCGGGGAGACGAAAGTCCCCGCCCTCCCGCATGGGAGGGCGGGGACGCTTTCGCTGGATGGGGCGGCGGCCAGGGCCGGGGCTCCACTGCCGGCCGCCGCCCCGGCTCATGGGGTCGGCGGGATCTTGGGCGGGATCGGTCCCCAGCCCGGCGGATCCTCGGACGGCAGGTCGGCGTCCCAGGCGGGCGGGGCGAGCGCCAGCACCTCGCCGTACACCCGGTGGCGGAAGTCGCGGTCGTCGCTGTCGAGTGCGGCCAGCACGTCGCGCCACAGTTCCCGCGGCAGGGCCGTCCATCCGGTGTCGTCGGCCTGCGTCATGCTCCCGTGCCCTCCGCGTGCGGGGTGTCCAACCCGAGGGCCGTGCGGGCGGCAGTGGTGTACGTGACCCGCTGGCCGTCCTGGGTCATGGCGGCGAGGATCTCCCGCCAGCAGCCCCGGCACCATGCGCTGCCGTCCGCCGTCACCACGGCCGCGGACACCGGCTCGCCGCCGTGAGATCCCGCGTCGCAGGTGACCCCGGCCGGGGCGGCGTGCACCCGGTAGCCGCTCACGCCGGTCCCCACGAGCCCACCGGGGTGCGGGCGGGGGCGGCCTCGGCGCGGTGCCGGCCCGCCGTGCCGCCGCTGGCCCCGAACCATGCCTCCACCTCGCCGATGCGCGCCAGCAACTCGAGGGCATTGGTCGCCTCGATGTGCCCGTCCCAGTACTTGCCGCGGGGGACGGCCCAGAAGCGGCGGGTCGCGTGGCCGTACCAGACGGCCCACCGGCCGCCGGCCTGCTGCTCGACATTCCGGGCGATCACGTCACCCTCGGCCGGAGGGATACGCTCTCCCATAACCACGACCTCCGTTCGTGGCCAGGCCCCGGAACCCCCTGGTGTTGGCCCACCAGGCCGGGGCCGTTTGCGTTTGTGCGGTCACGGTCAGCAAAACCGCGTCACACGACACAGGGCAGAGGGCACTATGGGGAACACCGGACGTGTTCCCCGGGGAACACCGGCCAGACCGGAAGGTGTGCGCGCACCATGCCTAAGCCCGAGCCGAAACCCGAACTGCTGGCCCTTGGCAGGCGGCTGCGAGTCGAGCGCGAACGGCGGGTAGGTGGCCGCCGGACCATGGCCCGCCTCCTGCACGATGCCGTTGATGATCTCCAGAAGCCCGATCCGCCGGCATTCATCGAGTACCTCAAGCGCTGGGAATCGGGCAGGCACAACGTGTCTCACCGCTACCGCGCCGCCTACGCGGCCGTGCTCGGCATACCTGAGGAAGAACTGTTCGGTCCGTCCAGTCCCTCAGAGATTCCACAGGACCGCTCTGCCGCCGTTCCTGTGGGTACCGTGGATAGCAGTTCCGCTCCCGACCTCCGGGATGACGATGTGAAACGCCGCCAGCTCATCCAGGACGCCGGTGCCCTCACGGTGGGCGCCGCCGTCGCGCCCGTCGTGGCCGCTCTCACCGACGCGTGGCAGGCCAGTCAGCCCCGGCTGCCGGGCTCCAGCGTCTCGCGTGCCATGCTCGACGACTGGGCCGCCGCCTACGCGGTCCATGTCCGCAGCTACGTCAACGACGCCCCGGCCGTCGTCCTCGCTGGCCTCGCCCGTGACTGGGCGGAGATGGCCCCTCACCTGGCCCAGGCGCAGCCCAAGGAGGTCGAACGCGACCTCGCCCATGCCGCCGCCAGGCACGCCTACCTCATCGCCGGCACGGCGGTTCAGCTCGGTGATCCGCGGCTGGCGAACCGCTGGTGGCTCACCGCGCGGGCGCTCGCCGACCGATCCGGGGACAACCTCCTGTCCGCCTACGCGCGAACCTGGGAGGTGACCAACCGCGTCACGGATCCCCGGGAGGATCCCGCCGAACTGCTGGCGCTCGCCCAGGACGCGCGCCGCCGCGCGGGCCATCGGCCGACCGGCACGCTGATCTACGCGACCACCGTGGAGGCGGAAGTCCTCGCGTTCATGGGCCGTCATGGCGCCGCGGTGGCCACCATCCGCCGGGCCGAAGAGATCTTCGACCGCGTCCCGGCGAGCGAGCCCAACCGTGAGGAACTGCTCCGCTTCGACCAGAGCTGCGTGTACGCGCTGGCGGGGCTGACGCGCCAAGCCGAAGAGGCGCAGCGGGCCGCGCGGCGCTTCTACCGGCCCGACACCCACCTGTATTCGTCGGTTCAGCTCAGTCTCTACGCCGCTGTCGCGCACGCTCGCACCGATCCAGGCGAAGCCAGCCGGCAGGCTTTGGACGTTCTCGAAGCCGTCCCGCCGGATCGGCGGATCAAGCGGGTCACGCTGACGGCCCGCCGTGTCCTGGACGTCGTCCCCGAACAGGCCCGCCGCCTTCCGGCTGTCCGGGAGCTGCAGGCGTTGACCGCCTGACACGCCAGAACCCCACCGGCCGGGCTGACCGGTGGGGCTCTGCTCCGTTGCTACTCGCCGCGCTTGACCGCCATGGCGGCCAGGAACCCGGCGTCGAACCCGGCCGACCAGTCGTCGGAGTCCGGGCCGCCCTGCTCATGCTTGAGCAGGTCCAACAGGCGCCCGAGCGCGACGTTGTGGCCCTCCTCCTGGTCGACCATCGCGGCCATCAGGCCGATCACCTCGTTCAGCCGGGCCTCGATTCGGTCCAGCCGCTTGGCCGTCGTCTCCGGGGCGTTCACCGCTCGGACCTCTGGGACGCACGGGCGGTGGCCACGAGCTTCAGCAGCTCGAGCGCCAGGGCCTCGGCCTCGTCCAGGGTCAGCGGCCGGTCGTAGTCGGGCTGGCGGTTATCGGCGATCAGGCTGATCACCGACTGCTCGTCCAGACTGGTTTCGCTGGTCAGCCCGGCGAGCATCGGCCCCACCTCGCGGTCGGCCGCCCAGTGCCCGTGCATATCGCACTCCTCGCCCTTGCACCAGATGGGGTGACCGGGGATGCGGGGCTGCTCGTCCTGGGCGGCGGCCAGCAGGGCGGCCAGGTGCCTGATCAGGGTGGCCGCGTCGGCGAGGGACAGGTGCGTGCCCTGGCCGGTCTCGTCGCGGCCCATCCAGATGCGGGGCTCGATCTCCCGGTAGTGCTGGACGAGGTTCAGGTCCAACGTCGCCCCAGCCTCGTCGCCCATCTCCAGCGGCTCCTCGGCGGTCAGGCGCATGACGATCCCGCCGCCGCAGTGAGTGCGGTCGGTGTAGGCGTCGCCGTCCACGTGGAGGCCGCCCGAGTCGCACCAGGTGGGGCAACCGCTCTCCGGCATCCACACCGCACGGGCCGGGGCCTGCTGGCCGCTGGGGGCGTTCTCGTCGCCCTGTCCGGTGCCGCCGTCCTCGATGCCGCAGTGGGGGACGTCGCCGTGCTTCTCGGTGATGTAGACGACCACGGCGGGGCGGCCACAGGAACAGGTCTCGCCGGGCTTCGGTGCTCGCTCGATGTAGGTCATGGGGGCGTCTCCCGGTCTGATGCCGTGATTTTTCGAGGGCTCCGCCGCTGCTCAACCCTCGTTTGTGGATAGCCACACGGTACGGCACGGCTGGTGATGTCGCAACAGGTCAGGCAAAGTTTGTGGATAGCCATCTGGATAGCCACATGGATAGCCACAGGGGGAGCGGCATGGCCGATCGACACAGGCACCCATCGCGGGGCATCCGCATCCCCGATGAGCGATGGGAGGCCGCGAAGAAGAAGGCCGAGCGTGAGGGCCGCACGATCACCGAGGTCGTCAACGAGGAGCTGGAGAAGTACATCAAGCGGCCGGACCGGAAGAAGAAGTGACGACCACCCTTCGAGGCCCCCGAGATACCCGAGATCGCAGGTCAGTGGCCTCCTAGGAAACGCGCAGGGGACCCGAGAACCTCGGGCCTGCCACCCGAGATCTAGGGCCCCCTCGCACGTGGGCTAGGACCGTTCCTAGGCGCGTTCGAACGCCCGTTCGACGTCGGCGCGGCGGTACCCGCGCTGGTTGCGCCCGTCGATCCACTGGTCGGCCGGCCGCACCCCGAGCGGCCGCAGTTCGTCGGCGAGCCGGGTGGCGTCCCATCCCTCGAACGGGCCGAGCATCGGGAGCTTCTCCAGCAGCAGCGTGGTGGGGACCTTCTCGGCCTGGCCCATCACCGTGAGGATCGCCTTGAGCAGCCGCACCCCGGGCCGGGCGTCGGACTTGGGCAGCGTCCCGGCCTGCTCCCGCAGCCGGTACGCCCGGCGGGTGAGCGCGGTGACGTCCCGGTCGCCGATCAGGTACGTGCGCATCGCGACCGGCATCGACCCCTCGGCCAGCAGCAGCCCGGCGCCGCGCTGGGTGGAGTCGATGCGGTGGGCGCTGTAGCCCTGCCCGGCCCAGCCGCGGCCCAGGATCGTGTCCGAGGCTTCCGGGGTGGTGCACCGCAGCGCCCACCGGATCGACAGGATGTCCCGCAGCTTGGTCGGGATGACGTCGCCGGACGGGCGTTGCGTGGCCACCGACACCACCCACCCGGCCGCGCGGCCCCGGGACACCAGGTCCCACAGCCCGTTGACGATCTCCTTGCCCAGGTCCGAGGCGGCGAAGAACTGCAGCTCGTCGATGTGGAACACCGACAGCTCGATGCCGAGCTGCGCGGCTACGTCCCCGGTGAGCTTCTTGGCGCCGATCGCCCGCAGCCGCCGGTACCGGTCGGCCATGTCGTCCTGGGCGTCCCGGATCATCTCCAGCATCGCCGCCGGGTCCGGGTCGGGCAGGAACCTGGCGGCGATCGGCTCGTAGTCCATCAGGTCCGCGCCGCCCTTGCCGTCCGCGATCCACAGCGGCACCCGCGGGTCCAGCGCCACCGCGCCGAGCACGTTGTGACACCCGACGCTCTTGCCGGCGCCCGGCTCGCCGCCGGTCAGGATGCTGCGCTCGGGCAGCGCGAACGCCACCGGCCGGCCGCGCACGTCCACCCCGACCGCGACCTTCTCGTGCCACACGTCGAACGCCCCGGCCCGCTCGGGCAGCGGCGAGGGGATCGACGCGCCGGACAGCGGGTCGGCGTCGGCGCACCACAGGGTGACCCGGCCGGTGTGCCCGCGGACCGGGTCGACGGCGAGCTGGGCCAGGTCGACACCGAACGCCGAGGCCAGCGCGGGCTGCCGCTTGCGGGCCTGCTCGGCGGTCACCCCCGCCGGGAGTTCGACCACCGCCGTCCACGCCCGGTCCGCGTCCCGGGCCACGGGCCCGATGACGCGGATGTCCTCGGTCTTGCCGAGCTTGGCGGCGGCCACCGCCGCCCGCACGGCCCGGCCGGACGGGTGCGTGCCGATCCCTCGGCCGTCCGACCCTTCGGTCTCGACCCGCCGCAGGCGGCCCTCGACGGCCGCCACGGCGCCGAGGATGACGACCAGCAGCAGCACCGCCAGGCCCGGCGCGACGACGACCAGTAGCACCACCACCGCGGCGACGATCCCGCCCGCCCACGCGGCCACCCGCCGGCGGCGGGCCCGCTCTCGGACGACCATCTCGGGGCGGGCGCCGAGGTGCTGGGAGAGTTCGGCGGCGGTCACCCACCGCCATCCGGCACGGGCGGCGCGCACCGTGCCGAGTACGGCGTACCCGGCGTGCACCCGCCCGTACCTGAACGCGGGTACGACCACCCCGCGGGCGGTCATCTGGGCCAGCCGCGCCGCCCGCTTCGGCAGGGGGTTGCAGGTCCGGCACGCCAACCGGACCAGCGGGTCGCCGTGCGTCTCCAGCCCGAGTTCGGAGTGCTCGAGTTCTGCGATCCGGCCGTACCTCGGGCGCGTATTCGTACCCGGCGGCATCAGGTTCTCGGTGATGGCGTGGCGGTCGATCGTCGTGTCCGTCATCCTGGTCTCTCCCTTGTTCGAGGGACCGGCCCCGGGCGCTGCTTTGGTCGGTGAGCCCGGGGCCGGGCATCGGTCGGTTGCCGCTGGCCTACCAGCGCCCGCGCTTCGCCCGGATCAGCCGGGTCTGCAGCGTCTCGACGCGGGCGCGCGCCTCCCGCAGCTCGGCGGCCAGCGGGTGCAGCAGCCGCCGCTCGATCTGTCGCACCAGCTCGTGCTCGTCGGCGCCCTCCTTGGCGCGGCCGATGACCTCGTACAGCACCCCGCCGAACGGCGGGACGCCCCTGCGGATCTCCTTCAGCTCGGCGGCCAGCTTGTCCCGCTCGGCGGTCACCGCCGCCAGCTCGGCGAGCAGCCGGTCAACGTCGTGGGTTGGCATGGTGGTCTCCTGCGTGAGTGCGGGTTACTGGGCGGCGGGTACGGTGCCGTGCTCGGCGAGTACGGCCAGGTACGCCCGTACCTGCTGGGCGCGCGGCTGACCGACGCGCAGCGCCCGGCGGATCGCTCGGATCGACGGCACCCGCCCCGCGGCGATCTCGTCGGCGAACACCTCGGCCGCCTGCCGCTGGTGCGTATCCGGCTCGGGTACGGCCGCGGGTACGGGCTCGGGCGCGGCGGGTACGGGCGCCTCGTCGGCGGGCCGGGGCGGCGTGGTGATCTTCGGCAGCGGCCACCAGGCGGGGTCCGCCGGCGGCATCGACTCCCACAGCTCGTACCCGGCGGGTACGGGCTCGGGTGCGTCCTCGTCGACGGCGGGGGCCGGGTCGGCGGGCGCCTTCGAGGGGACGGTCCGGCCGCGCCGGATCATCCCCATGAGCAATTCCACGACGACCACCAGCGTCACGGCCGGCCAGGCGGCGATGACCGCGCCGACCGGGCCGTGCTCCAGGCCGTGCAGGACGTTGACAGCCACGGTGGCGCCGATGCCCAGCGCCAGGGCGAGACGGGCCAGCGCCGGGGACTGCTGGCGGCGGCGGGCCGAGTCGAGCATCACCATGCTCGCCACGAACACCAGGCCGTCGATTGTCAGTGGCGTGAGGTATGCGGTGACGCCGGTCTCGCCGTGCGCCTGGGCGACGCCGAGGGCGTGCCGGTAGGAGATCACCGCGGCGATGCCGCCGATGCCGACGACGGTGGCGGCGGCCAGGGCGCGGATGGCGCGGTCCCCGGCGCTCACAGGGCACCGTCCTCGGTGATGCCCTCGAACGCCCTCACCAGCCGCAGGAGCGCCGCGGCGGAGCGGCCGGTCGCGCGGTTGCGGTCGTTCTCGTCGACCGGCCGCTGGTAGCCGTGCCGCTCCAGCACCTGGAACACGTCGTAGATCAGGCCGACCGTGAACCGGGAGTCGTGGTCAGCGCTCGGGGTGCCGCCGTCCGGCGGCGGGGTGACAGACTTGCTCAT